GTCATGACCATCGGTTCGAAGTGGAGGCCATCGCCCAGCACGGCCACCTTGCCGCTGTTCTTCTCGCCCGCATACTTCTGTTCCCACTCGTTCTGGATCCGCTCGGCTGTGATTTTATTGATCACGCCAGGGGCCGTCAGCACGCCCGACAATTGCGCCCCGTTGGAAAACAGACTGCTGGACTGCTGCTGAATCTTCAGCCCCTGCGTGGCCGCCAGGCCGCAGGCATAGATGGGCGAGACGCCACAGAGCGGGTGATAGAGCGGCACGCAGATATCGTGGATGATTTCGCGGGCCGGCACCGTCACGCTGGCCTGATCGAGGCCGCTTAAGTAATCGGTGGACAACTCGTAATAGATGGCCCCATCAGGAGCCACGAGCACCTGCACCTTGCAGGGATCGAGCACATAGAGGGCCTGCACCACGCCCCGGCCGTCGCGTTCCTTCAGCACATAGGTATTGCCGTTCGTGAGCTTGGAAATCATCCAATGCTCGAAGAACTTCACGCGGGTTTGAAAGTGATTCGGTTTTCGCAGGACAGGCGAGAAGGCCGGGCTGTCGATTTCGACGCAGATCCCGTTCGCGTCTTCTTCCACGAGCTTGATCCACAACTTGCCGATGTCGCTGGCGATCAGCGTCACGCAGGCCCAGACGGTGCCGTAACTCAGCACCTGCTGATTGTTAATTTCAATGTTGCGCTGCCACGCCCCCGCGAAGGATTCGCGGATCGTGCCGAACCAGCCGCCGCCCACCCGATTCGTATGATCGGGCAGATGCGTGATCAGGCCGGAATCTTTCTTACGGGTAATCTCGAAGCCGAACAGATTCACGCTTCCGCCTGTAAGTCACGGCGCCGATAGGTCCGCTTCTGCACCGGGGCCGGATCGGCCGCCTTGGCCACGCCCGCCGCAATCAGGGCCTGGGCGTGATCGTCACGCCAGTCGAACACGGTGCCGGCCAGAATCTGGGGCGAGAAGTCTACCAGGGCCACCAGGGTCATCATCTCTCCCTTACACATTCGGGGCAGGACAGCCGCCAGGCCGCCCCGCCCCGATCCCAGTGTCTATCGTGTGGACTCTACGAGGGCACGTAGGCCACGGGCGACAGATACGCGGCCGCTGCCGTGCGGCGTTTCTTCCAGGTGATTTCCCGCTCGGCCCGGAGGCCCAGCAGGTTGTTCTGCCAGAGGCTGACCAGGCTGGCCCCGGTGCCCGCCGTCGCATCCTGCACGAGGCTGGCGTCCAGCATCTCGAGCGAGGCCTCAGACGAGGAATCGATCGTCACGTTCCCGTCATCGGCCAGGTAGATATCCGACGTGTTCACCATCACGATTTCCTGCGTGGACGGCGAACCCAAGGCCGTGAGGTATTCGCTCACGAGCACCGGGAAGCCGAACAGCCGGCCGCCCAGCATGGTGATGTCTGGGAACTCCCGCTGGCCCAGCGCATTCATCATCAGCGACAGGTTCAGCGCGATGGTGGACGACATGATCAGCACGCCCGTGGTGGGCGTGATGTTCGCGGCGATCATCGCAGACATCAGATTCTTGAAGTCCACGCGGAAGGCCGCTGCCGTCGTGCCAGAGACCGCCGTGGCCGCCACGCCCGACAGGATGCTGGCCGGCTTCACGTTCGCCGTGCCCGCGTTCGCCGGATTGATGAAGTCCTGGTCGATGCGAGCATTGACCGCGTTGGCCATGTCATCGCGGACCTTCATCTCGGCCGACGGATTGCTGAAGCGCACTTCCTCCTTGGTCAGCACCACGATCGTGGCCACCTTGGCGAAGTCCAGCGTGATGGTCGAGAAGGTTTCCTTCGTCAGCGGCTTGGGCAGCCCCTGGCCCACCCAGTAGGCCGATCCGCCCACCGTCTGCGTGGCCACGCGGACATTGAAGGGCACCCGCCGCAGGCTCGGAATCTGCACGCCGTTCACGTTCGTGCCGAACTTGCCCACGATGCTGCCGGGCCGCAGGTATTCGACGAAGTCGCCCATGAAGTCGGTGTATTGCAGGAGCGGCCCCTGCCCGTTCGCCGTCGTGCCGGCGCCCACGGCCGTCTTCACGAACTGCGCGATGCCGGGATCGTCAGGATACTGCTCGGTCGCCAGCGTGATCGCATCGCCACGGCTACCCTTGGCCGCTGCCACACACATCGCCGCCCGTGCGAACCGAATGCCGGGGGGCAACTGGTGCTTGAGCGTGATGACCTGATGGCCCCGCGAGGCCGAGGCCTGTTCCTGCGTGCCGGCCTGCACCGGCTTGGCCGCCGCCTTCGAGCGGCTTTCCGCCTCACTCAACATCACGAGATGCTCGTTAATGTTCGTGACTTCGGTGGCCAGGCCCTTGTGCTCATCTTTTTGAGCCGCATCGAGGGTCTCGCCCTTGTCGGCGGCTGCCTGCATGATCGCATCCATGCGGGCCGTCTTGGCCACGAGCGTGGCGTTCCATTGCGTGATCTGATCCGTGTAATTCATGGCTTTGATGTCCTGGCGCAGCAATTTGACAGGTGCGCTTGATGCCCGTGGCGCCGGGTCCGGTAATGGAAGTGGGGCAGCATCGCCCGGTTGGCCTAGCGCGGCCGGGGCATCTTCTGCCGATTTGATGGCGGTGATGGTGCAGTCGGTGTTCATCGGAATGGGCACAGCCGAGGTTTCCACCCAATCCCATTCGGCCACGTCCAGGCCGCCTTGCTTGTTCGCGGTCGCCTTGATGGGCTGCCATCCGATAGACAAGGCCCTGGCCAGCCCGTGCTTAATCGACTGCCAGGCGTAATTCACTTCATCCTGCAGCCGGCCAGGCTCGGCCACGTCCAGCAGCTTGGCCTGGATTTCGATCCCGCCATCCTTCACGGTGGCCGCGAACACGTGCCCCACATCAGTGGCGTGTTTGAACCGGAAGGGCATCGGCAGCTTGAATCGGGCACCGGCTGGGGCCATGCGATCGCCGCCCTTATCGGTATTCGGCGTGCTGGCAATGCCCGTCACGATGCGCTGCTCGCTGTCGATGGACTTGATTTCGAATTGGGAATACGCCCGCTGTAGCATGGCTGCCACAGCATAGGGCCGGCCTACCGTGTTCGTATTACGAATGCCGTGACCGGCTGGTCTTCAATAAAATCGTTCGCCTCGGCCACGGCCGCCTCTCGAATGAAGCCGCTGAGGGATTGCCGATGCACGCGGGCCGCCGCCCGCAGTTGATGTTCTTCCTTGGGCGACAGGCGAATCGCCAGCACGCGGGCCGCCGCCTCCGATCGCGGTAATGCCATCAGCGGCCCCCCACAATGATCATCTGGAACTGCGGCTCCTGCGCCTGCGCGATCATGGCCTGACTCATGGCCGTCCACATGGCGACCGGCCCGTCGATCTTATTGGCCGAATCTTTCCCGCCCGCCTTACGTGGATAGATTTCGTCTTTGTAATTCCGTTCCACCACGACATTGGAAATCATCCAGCCCATGGCCGGATTGCCATCGTGTTCGATCGTCCGGGCCAGCACGAGCCGCTCGGTGCGCTTCATGGCCGGATCCATCGATTCTGTGGTCTGCGGCACCGTCACCACCAGCCGATCGGCCGCATCCCGGTCCATCTTGGCCTCGAGGGCGGCCTTCAATTGCTGCTGCATCTGGGCCGCCAGGGCGCGATCGAAGTCGATCTGCTGCACCTGAAACAGGTCGCACCAGGCCAGGATATCCGCCTGGATGCGCCCGAAGTCGGCCTGGTCGCCGGGCGTCTCAATGATGAATCCTTCCCGGACCCAGCCAGACAGGTCCGCAATCGGCGAACGGTCCACGGCCTGGGCCGGCAGATAATACCGGCCCATCATCGCATAGGATTCCGGCCCCGTTTTGAACAACGCCACGAGGGCCGCGATATCGCGCACCTCGGCCAGGTCCACGCCAATCCAGCAGGGATACTGTGCCCATGCCGCCGTGGCCCGCTGTTCGCGTGCGGTCGCGTTCAGGCTCGCCCAATCCGACCGGGCGCACGCCTGCCATTGGCTGGCTGACATCCAGGCCGATTCCGTCCGAATCCAGACGTTGAAGTGTTTCGTCAGGATGGCATTCACGGCTGCGGGCGAATGGCTGGCCGCGTGCACCTTGCCGGCCAGGTCTTCGGCATCCACGGACACGCCCAGGTTCGGGTTCGCCTTCGCCGCCGACAGCGGCAGCCGGTAGTCATCGCCCGCATCGATCGTGTAGTTCGTCCCGAAGTAGGTATCATCGGTAAAGACGCCCTCGAGAACCTTCTCGAGAATGCCCAACTGCCGATGGCAGATCCCGCCCA